GATGTCAGAAAGTTTACTGACAATACTGGTGGAGGGGCCGACCATGTCAGTTATGTGACGGGCACCACAGATTATCTCTTTCTGCTGGCAGAGTTTGAATACCACGGCAGCCGGACCTACGCCAACAGCGCGGAGAAAAACTATCAAAAGCAGTATGACTATTACAAGGCGGGGAACAGCAAGGTACACAACCGATTTGAAAACCCGGAATCGGCTGTCGATGCGTGGACCCGTTCCGCCTATGCCGGAAACACCGTTATTTTCTGCCTTGTCGACGCGGACGGCACGCCCGACTACACCGACGCGGACCGTTCTTGGGCGCTGGCCCCCGGCTTTGCCGTCTAATCGCCGCAGCATATCCGGCCTCAATCCCGTCCCGCGGAAGCGGGCGGGATAAAGCCGCGGGCGTTTTTGCGAAAACGCCAAAACCGGGCTGACGCCCGGCGCGGCTTCAAAGGGGGACTAGTCCCCCTTTGAGGAACCCCCTGCCCTGCGGGGCGGACGAAAGGATGTTTCCCATGTCAGTCTTAAAAGAGAAGCGCACCACCAGCAAGGCGGAATATGTGAACACCGCCAACCAGATCTATGTGAAAACCGTAGATTTTCTTTCGCGGCTGTCCGCCCGATATTCCCGGCTGATCGCGGCAGACACCGCCCGCCTGGCCGGCCAGGCCATGGACCACGCTGAGCAGGCAAACAAAATCTTTCCGTCCGACGGGCAAAGGAAGGAGCTGCGGAAAGCGCACCACCTGGAGGCCCTGGCCGCCCTGTCTGCCCTGGATGTGCGCCTGACCCACTGTTATGAAATCCTGTACTGCAACCCGCAGGGCGCTTTTACAGACAGCAAGGGCAAGAGCGTGCCGCCCAAGGAGGCCGCGGAGCGGCTGGACCGCATGGCCCAAGAGCTGGGAGAGCTGATCGACCAGGAGGAAACCCTGCTGCGGAACATCATGGAGAGCGACAAGAAACGATAATAGGTCATAACCGGGTGTATTTCTGAACAAGTGCCGTGCGGCAGGGCGACACTCCGGCGGCTGTCAATGCGTGGACCCGTTCCGCCTATGCCGGAAACAACGATAATTTCTGCCTTGTCAACACGGACGGCACGCCCAACAACAACAACGCGGACAATTCAAGGGCGCTGGCCCCCGGATTTTATAGAATGGGTTGAAAGCGGACGCCAGGAGCGTCCCGAACCCGTATAAAAGGAGAAATACTGCCCTGGGTGTAAATCCCTAAAACTGCCCACTGACGGCCTTACACGGACGCTGCTTGCATGGCGGGGTATTGCGCTATCCCCGTTTCATGTGTCGGGCCAAAGTAGTTTTCCCCGCAAAGGGGACGCCGCGGCCACAAAGCGGCAGAGCCGCCGGCGGCCGCGCAGAGAACGCGCACCAACAAGACAACTATGCGGAGGGCGAATAAAAATATTATGACCAGCGAGGAGCGCCGGGAGGCGCGATACCGACGCCGCCAAGCGCGGCGGAGAAGAAACAGACAGGCCCGTAGCGACAGCCTGGGAGGACTGGCGGGTGTTTTCAGCTATCGAAACATGTTCAAATACGGGAAAAAGTGCGGCAACGGCGTGCGCTGGAAAGGATCCACACACAACTTTGAGCTGC